ATGCGGATGAGTTGCTCCTGCAGCATGAGGTCGAGCAGGTGGAGAACATTGAGCAATCAAAAGAAAATTATCGAAAAATCGTCAACGCGGGAATCTCTCGTTGGGTGAAAGACTTCCAAGGAGGCCACATCAAAATAAATACAGTGGACGATCTGAAGAAGCTTATTGAGTTAGACCTGCAGCTGCAAAAAGACGATGACTTCTGAAACAAACTCAAACTTAATTCAATTGATGGGGGTGGGTGATGATGTAGATGGCTAGACCTCGTAATCCGAAGCGGGATGAAGCCTTCCGCTTATGGAAAGAAAGCAATGGAACCAAGGCTTTGAAAGAGATTGCTGCCGAACTGGATGTCGGTGATTCACAGATCAGAAAGTGGAAGAATCAAGACCGCTGGGAAGATCAGTTGAAAGGTAACGTTACTATTGAATCGAAAGGTAACGTTACTAAACGAGGCGCTCCAAAAGGGAGCAAGAATGCAAGGGGAAATAAAGGGGGTAAAGCTCCGCCAGGCAATAAAAATGCCAAAGGGAATAAAGGCGGTGCCGCCCCTGTAGGAAATAAGAACGCGCTTGTCACAGGTGAGTATGAATCCATTTATGGAGACGTGCTGACAGAAGATGAACAAGCGCTTTTTGGCGTGGTTGATACTACGCCTCTTAATCAGGTCGATGAAGAGATCCGATTACTTTCTATTCGTGAGCGACGCATGCTGCAGCGGATAGCTGATGTAACTGCTGGCCTTTCGGAAGTAGAGAAACGCATCTTGAAAGAACGTATTCTCACGAAAGAACCAGTAGTTGTACATGATGAAAAGACAGGCGATAAGAAAACTGTCGTGATGAAAGCACCGCAGATGGTTGTTACCCAGGAAGAGGAGCAATCATATCGGCGCATAGATGACCTGCTCAAGCTAGAAGAGGCATTGACGCGGGTGCAATCAGCTAAACAAAAAGCCATCAAGACCAAGCATGAGATTGAGACATTGTATCAGCACCGCAGGTATATGGATCTCGAGCGGTTGGAACTGGATAGATCGAAAGCCAATAAAACAGCCGACAAGGTTGAGCCAATAGAGATTGTATTCAGCCGCAAGGAGAAGCGAGTAGGTGATGAGTGATGACGACTACCGCTGTGAAAGAAATCAATCCTCGGTTTGAAGATTATCTGTTTGATTGGGACCAAACGTACCAGTTCCTTGTTGGTGGATACGGTAGCAGTAAAAGCTATAACACCGGACTGAAAGTCATCAAGAAGCTGCTGGAAGAGAAACGGAAAATGCTGATTGTCCGAGAGGTATATGACACACATCGTGATTCGACCTTTTCTTTGCTTCAAGATATTGTCGAAGAGATGGGGCTGGCCGATTACATTAAATTCATCAGTTCTCCTATGCAAGTCCGTTTTCCTAACGGAAGCAAGATCATTTTCAAGGGTATGGACAAGCCGGAGAAATTAAAGTCTATTAACAATGTGTCATTAATCTGGATAGAAGAAGCATCAGAGGTTAAATATGCTGGGTTCAAAGAGCTTACAGGTCGTTTACGACATCCATCCTTGAAGCTGCATATGATTCTGACAACAAACCCTGTCGGTCAGGACAACTGGACTTACCGGCACTTCTTCAAAGATGAACTGAATAAGCGCTTTGTATTGGATGACCAGGAACTTTATGAAAAGAAAACAGTCGTTGTGGGTGATACGTATTATCACTACTCTACTGCGGATGACAATCTATTCCTCCCCAAAAGTTACATAAAGCAACTGGAGGAAATGAAGGAATATGATCCAGACCTATACCGTATAGCGCGGTTAGGTCATTTTGGCGTTAACGGCAAGCGTGTATTGCCACAATTTGAAGTGCAGGACCATCATAAGGTCATGCGCTCAATCTTGGATATTGATAATCCAGTCAAGAAAGTCGGCATGGATTTTGGATTTGTCGACTCTTACAACGCTGTTCTACGAATGGCGATTGATCCTAAGAAGCTGTATTTATACATCTACTGGGAATATTACGACCGCGATAAGACAGACGACGAAACAGCTGAGGACTTGCGTGAATTTGTTGAAACACAAGAGCGAATTAAAGCTGACTCCGCGGAGCCTAAAACCATTCGCTACTTTAGAAATCAAGGTTTCGATATGGTCGGGGCGCTTAAATTTAAAGGCTCTCGCTTGCAGTACACCAAAAAGGTAAAGCGATTCAGAAAAATCATCTGCTCTGATAGATGTAAGAACACTATATTCGAGCTGAAGGACCTGACTTATGCTGTAGACAAGCAAGGCAAGATCATTGAGGACGAATTCAAAATCGATCCGCATACATTATCGGCCATTTGGTATGGACTTGATGATTATGAAGTAGCTGATCTCAAGGAACAGGCCAAAGAGAAGGCGAGAAAACGTCCTAGACGGGAGAGGAGGTAAGCAATCATGGCACAACAGACAATGAAAGCCAGGGTCATAAAAGCGGAAGCTCCTTCCCAGACAACCAAGCAGTTGTATGATGATCCGTTCGGGGACATCTATGAAGAAGGAGAAATCCTGCAGCCGCCCTACAATTTGAAAGAGCTGAAGGGAATTAGTGAATATTCAACCATCCTGAGGCAGTGTATTGAGGCCTATAAGGTCAATATTTTAGGATTTGGATTCGAACCAAGGTATCTGTTTGATTACAATGCCCAAGACACTCCCGCCGAGAGGAAAAAGAAAGCTGATTCAGAATGGACCCAGGTTACTGACTTCTTGCGTTATCTTCACTACGATGAGGAAGCAGAAACAATAATTGGTTACGCTCTAGATGACAGAGAAGAGATGGGAAATGGTTATTTAGAAGTGCTGCGGAATGGCACTAACAAGCCGGCAGGCATTGAATATGCAGACGGCCAGTACATGAGGGTATGCAAGAAAACGAAGCCAGTACTTGTACCTTATCCAATGCAGCGAGATGGCGAGGTCACAATTATCCGACGTTGGCGCTCATTCCGCCGTTATGTGCAGATGATTAATGGCAAGAAAATATACTTCAAAGAGTACGGGGATCCACGCATCATGAATTGTCTAACCGGCGAATATGATGACAGCACTCCGGAAGATAAGCGCGCAACAGAAATAATTCATTTCAAGATTGGATCTGGAGTATACGGAGTGCCACGTTGGATTGGGCATATTGTTAATATTTATGGCACTCGCAAGGCGCAGGAGCTGAACTATCTGTATTTCAAGCAGGGTAGGCATGTGCCGGCGGCTATTGTCGTTGAGAATGGGATGCTGTCTGAGGATTCCGAAGCGCAGTTGCAGGAATACATGAATGGCATTGAAGGATCTGACAATGCACATAAGTTCCTTTTGCTTGAAGCGGAAGGTATTGAGGTGGAGAACGAGAACGATGTTGGGCAAACACAGACATCGATGACACCAGTCAAGGTACAGATCAAGTCTTTAGCAGAAATCCTACAGCAGGACGCTCTTTTCCTTGAATACGATAAGGAGAGTCGCAATAAACTCCGTTCGGCGTTTCGCCTGCCGCCGCTTTACACTGGTGAATCGCAAGACTATAACAAATCAACATCTGAGACCGCCCGGCAAATTACCGAAGAGCAAGTGTTCCAGCCAGAGCGAAAACTTATCACAGGTGTCCTAAATACTCGTTTCTTGCGCGATCTTGAGATATACAATGTTGAACTCACTTTGAAAGGGCCGAACTTTGGAGATGTTACCGAAACGGCTAAAGCATTGGCGCCATTTGTAAGTGCGGGAGCTGCGGCACCGAATGATTTACGTGATTTGCTTGGTAAATTGCTCGGGCGTGAGTTGGAAATGCTGCCGGATCAATATAATGTGCCGGTGCAGGTTTTATTAAGGGAACTGACTGGAACGAATGCTGCAGTTCCTTTGCTCAAGTCGCAGGGAGGACAAGCCAATACGGAGATCATAAACGTGTTGAAAGATGTCAGGGACGTGCTTGAGGAGTTGCAAGATCATGGCTGAGAAAATAGTCTCTCTTATAAAATCTATCGATGAATACGTGCAGAAAGCCGGACAGGATGATCTCGCTGATACTGTTCCAGAGTTCCCAGGGTTGGAGGATGTGCCGGAGTTTGTTGAGCACTTTGAAAAGACCATTGCGAAGTTATTGCGCCGGCAACGGAATTTTTATCTGGATGCATTGAAGGATTTTGTTGCAAAGGATGATTCAGAAACGTTGGCTGCTTACCTGGTATTTATCCAACAAAATCTTTTTGCGGTGGATGAATTTGAAGAGCGATTTGGTGAAGCGGCAGCAGAGTTCCTACAGACGACGATTGAGAAACTCGTGGAAAAAATGATGGAATCAATTGACCGCGATGTGGCGTTTGAAGTGCTGTCGAGTCGGGCTTTGACGTGGATTGAGGAATGGTCCAGAGAGTTGGCGAGAATCATGCAACTGACAACGCATACCGCTGTGGAAAACCTGTTGACAACTGCTATAGATGAAGGGCAGTCTATCGCGGATGTAGAGATGGCGATGAAGGAACTGCCGGCATTCAACAGGAACCGTGCAAGGACCACAGCTATCACAGAAGTGTTGACGGCATGCAGTCATGCCCAACATGAGTCGTACGCACAATCACCTGCAGTAACGGGCAAGAAGTGGAAACACAGCGGCGGTAAGAAGAATAACCCGAGAGAGAATCATGTAGCACTGGATGGAACCATCGTGGGAGTTGACGATTTGTTCACTATTCCTGGTTCAATGGAAATATGTGCTTACCCTCGTGATCCATCCCTGCCGGCAAGCGAGCGAGTGCA